GCAGTGTTAGTGGATAAGAATATGCCATCAGAAAGCCTTGCTAAATGTGCCGCCACGCTGCTTCGCATCCAGCACGGCAGCTTTGGCTGAGTTGGCGATTTGCGGCATAAGTTGTGCAATCTCGGCGCGGACAGTCTGAGATACCCCAGTGGAAATATTGATGTTCTGGACGACTGTTGCGCCGCCATTGCCGCCCATTTTGTTGTTTGGCACGATAGAACCCGAAGACGCTGGCACGAATAATTCAGCACCGCGTTCACCAACCATACGCGGCACTCCGCGCTGAACCGAGCCGCCAATAGCCGTGGGCTTTGGCGGTGCTGCTGGCGCACCAGTGCCGCCAAATATCTTCATTTCTTTTAACCCACCGCCAATCGACTGAACCAGTTGCTCAACAACTAGAATGTCAAAAAGCCGTGAAATAATGTTTTTGGCCATATCGCTGAAAGCATCAGATGCGCTTTTTGTGCCAACACCGATGGCTTTAAATGTTTGGGCAAAACTTTCTCCGATTGTCTCGGCAGAACGCTCACCGTCCGTCTTAGCCGTTGTCGCCAATTTCTTTAGCTTATCTTCTGCAACAACAGCTTCTTCGCCGACTTTCTTGACATTATCAGCAAGCGGCACGACGTTATCGGCGGCCAGCGCATAGCTTTCAGCAATCTCACGCAGACGCGCTGATGTGCCTTCATTGATTGCAGACTTCTCTGCGTCTTCCAGAAAGCCAAAGGTCTGTGCGAGGGCAATAAACCTGTTACGCAAAACGCCTACGCCATCAATAATGTTGGCAATAGCAAGTGAACCCAAAACCGTAAACGCCTCGGCAACGCGCTGGATGCTCGGCAACACCGTGGCGGTAATAGATTGACCAAACGATACAAATGTCTTGCCAAGACGGTCAAAGCCATCATTGGCGGCTTCGACGGCCTTTGCTTGGTCTTCTGTCAGTGTAATGGTGATGTCGTTAAAGCGGTCACGCAGTTCTGTCAGGCTTTCAGACCCGCCCTTTAGCGTGTTGATTAGCTTGACACCAGAACGGCCAAACAGGTCAAACGCAATGCGGACGCGCTCGGCTGGGTCGCTGACATCTTTAAGGCCATCAGAAACTTCATTGAGAAGCGTTGTTGTCGGACGCAAGCTGCCGTCTGCGTTAGTTACGCTAATGCCAAGCTGTTCAAATTCTTCTTTGGCAGAGCCGATGCCTTGTGCTGTCTCGCCAATACTGCGGCTGAAACGCTCAAGACCTTTGGTTAGTTCATCGGATGAAACGCCTGTTTGCCCTGCCGCAAACTGTAATGATTGCAATTCGTTGACGGTAAGACCAAGACGGCCACTGGCTTTAGCAAGTTCGTCAATTTGCCCAGCAAACTGCTTGAGTGCCAGTGTTGCACCAAGCCCGACAACGGCGTTGCGGACGTTAAAAACAGACGACTTAACCTTACCAAGACCAGCCCGAACAGACGCAAACGCACGCTGCGTCTTGTCAAAGGCTGTGATATTTACTCTAAGATTTTGGTCGGCCATCCGCTAACACTTCCAAATATGCAACCCACTCGATGAGTTCATTATAGGGCATATCTTCTATTTCGCCAATGGTCTTACCAAGTCTGTCGGCAAGTGCGATGACCACAAATCGGTCAGGGTCATCGCTTAGCCCTTTTTTGCGTCTTCAACGCTCGTGACTTCACCCATAAGTTGCCCAGCAACATTGCTGACAAGACCAACAGGCTGGCGCATCAAAACAGGCTTGTCGCCTACGTCAAAGGCTTTGTTACCTTCGCCGTCCATTGCTTTCATAATCAACATATCAATCAGCCCTTCGACCGTCATGTTATTTAGAAAGTTCGGGTGCTTCTTTTGCAGTTTCGAGAACTCGCCTGCGTTAAGAGGAGTGGCGAAAAGAACCATAGGCTCGTTTTCGTCACCCCACTCTGCAACCTCAACACGGATTGTGCTTTGATTAGTTTTCGCGCTTATGCGCTCGCCAAATGCAGACATAGTGCCACCCCCTGTCTGTTATATTAAACGGTTGTTTCTGTCAGTCCGCCAGAACCTTGAACCGAGATTGACATCTCGACCATACCGTCGAAAGAAGCAGTCACGGTGCGACCAGTCACAATGGCTGTGCCAGTGTAATATGTGTCGCCTGCGGTTGCGCCTTCGGGGTAAACTTCCAAAGTAACTGATGAACCAGCATCCAAGTTGCCTTGTGCTGTATCAGTCTCATCAAAGAAAACTTCCAAAGAACCTGTGAAGGTGGTCAGGCCAGCTTTGTAACTGCGTGCGCTGTCACCCATAGAGGTGTCTTCGATTACTTCGCCCGTGCTTTCGAGCGTATAAGAGCGAATTTCGCCCAAAGTGTCAGAACCAATTTTGATAGTTCCTTCACTGCCTGTGTGCGTTGCCATAATTATACCTCATCAGTGTTGGTTGCAACTTCGGTTTTTGGCGTTGTTTTAGCCTTCGCCTTTGGCTCTGTCTCAGACCAACCACGGGCGGTTAGCTTTTCAACATTCTCTTGCCAGACTTCCATCGTCTGTCCGTCTTTATATAACTTAACACGCTTGGCCATTCTAGTCACCTATACTGCGGTTTCAATATCGTTTTCGAGTGTAGCATAAAGAACCTCAACCGTAAAACGCCCAACGCCGACTGGCTGGTCGCCGTCGCCTGCATAGCTGGCTTCAAATGCTGTCACTTTAGTGTCTTTGGCGTTGCCGCCGCGAGTAATGTCTGTGGTCAACGCTTCTTCGACTTCGACAGCAATCGTGTCGAGCGTGTCGTCGATGCCTGTTGTGCCTTTGACATAAGCCTCGACCATAACCTCAAGCGTCCGCAGTTGCGTGCGAGGTGTTTTCAACGTGCTTGTTTCTGTCGCTTCGCTGTTGGTGTAGATGCAAAGGCCAGACACCTTCGCCTCGGCAAGCGGATAAAAGCGGGTAACATATACGTTACTGCCCGTCGTGGTCAGCCCGGTCAACGTGGTTTCGATGTTGTCACGGATAGATTTGCGAACATGCGCCATCTATTGCTCCTCGATAACCAGTGTCGTTACGCCAGTGCCGTCGTCTTGCACTACGCGCACGATGTAGTTTGTGCCTGAGATGGTGATTGCGTCGCCTTCGGCTGCACTAGCAACGTCGGCGGTCGAACACTGGAAGCGCGGCTGGTTTACAGCAAATGCAACAGTCCCGCCGCTATCTAGTTCGAGATATTCTTTGTCAAAGATGCCTTTGACATCGCTGGCTGACCCGCCTGATGGCGTGTAGCTTGCTGTCACCGCAAAGTCATCTGTCTCAAAAAAGACAGCCAGTTCTGTGGCGGTTTCGACTGCCATTTATTTGGCTTTCGGCTTGCGGGTGCGTTTTACCAGCGGTGCTGCATCTTCTGTGTTCAGACCGATTGCGCGGTCAACTTTTGGGGCTTCGTAGCCAGTGGCTTTACGCATTGCAATAAGCTGCAAAGCGTCCGCCTGAGAAACTTCAACGACATCGCCTTTTGCGTATGCGACACCTTTGATGCCAACGCCTGCGATAACTTCAATCTTAACTTTTTGTTCAGCCATTGTTTTCTCCGTAGTAATAAAAAATGGGGGGCAGGGATTGCCCACCCCCCACTCAATTATGCGTCGATGTCTGTGATAGCAGCAAACGACTGGGCATTGCGAACACCCAAGTCCATTTCCTGCATAACCCGGACGCGGACAGCACCAGTTGCGCTGTTCGTGTAAGGGTCAACCAGAACGTCGGCAGACGAGAACATGCCGATGATAAGTTGGCTAAAGTCGCCAAATACCAGAGCAGACAAAGCAGAACCAGTGCCTTTGGTCAGGTCAGACGGCACGTTGTTCGTGACGGCCATATTGTAACCATACAGGCTTGACCACGGGTCATTCAGGATTTGAACGCTGTCCGTGCTGCTTACTTTAGCAGTCTGAGCCAAGTGAGATTTCACTTTGCTGTTTGTCAGGTATGCCATCGAGTCGGCAGACAGGCCAGCATTGTCGGCTTCAACTTCTTTGACCAAGTCAACAACCGAACCCCAAGTGGCTGCGCCACCGTTCGTGCCGATTGCAACTGAGCCAATGCCAGTTGTTTCCAAGATGCCATCAGGCTCGTTAGATGCGCCGCCTTTGATTGCAACTTGCTCAATTTTTTGAGCGATTGCGTTCAGAAGGTCGTCACGGATGATAGCTTCAACCGACGGGTCGGACTGGATCATCAGCAAACGAGACATATCGGTAAATGCACCGAGCGACTTAGGCGAAAGTGTCAACTGACCGAAAGTCTGGTTTTGCTCGGCAACGGCGTTGTTTTCAGCAACAAAGCCAGCAGTAGCAGCAGCAGTCATTTTCGGAATAGCAACGTCACCTTTGAGGCCAGACAAGAAGCGTGTGCCGAGGTCAGAAAATACCAAGCGCGAACGCAGGGCATCAATGAACTGGTCGCCACGGTGGTCTGTGCCAACGAGGAAGCCGCCATCAGCGTCTGTGCCAGCAATCAGGTCACGCTTGCCAGCCCAGAAGCTGTCAGGTGCGTAGAAGCCACGGGCTTCTTTACCATTTTTGCGTGCAATCTCGTCGGAGACTTCGAGTTCCAGACCATTCAGGCCAGAACCGTTTACCAGACCACGAACAGCTTTCATGAAGCTGTAGTTGCGGACTTCTTTTTCGCTCATGTCAACTGCACCAGCAGATTGCTCAAGGGCTTTGCCAGTCGGCAGGGCTTCCAACAACATGCCACGGAACTGGTCAACGCTCATGCCATCGGCAATAGCTTTGTCAGCAAGGTCACGTTTGTTGTGCTTAACGGCAAGAGCAGTAATCTCTTGCGCGGTTTTTTGAAATTCGCGTTTGGCGGCTTCAGTAGCTTCCAAGCGGATTTCGTCTTTATTTACTTCAGTCATTTCAATATCCTTTTTGACTTCAATAGTTTCGACAAATTCAGCATTGCGGTTCACACCAACACCGGCATCGGCGGGAACTGATACAATACTTGCTTCGTATGGTTGCCACGAATTAACCGAAACCGTCCCGCTTCTGTCATTCTTTGCTTCCATATTTCGGACAACGTAACCGATGCTGACATTGCTTCGAATACCGTCCTTGACATCATCATAAACTTCTCTAGCAAGTGCGCTGTTTCCAAAGCGAACAACCGCACGCAACTTGCGCTCGGCTTTATCAAGAGATGCTGTTTCAATGACACCAATCTGCTTAGTCATGTCGTGGTCAAGCAAAAGCGGCGCGTGTCCGCTTGCCATACGCGACAAGTCAATGGCTTCTTCTGTGTGTTCTAGCACTTCCATACCGAAAGAACGCTCAACGGGTTCTTCGCTCGATAGGCTCATGCGAACACGGCGGCTCTTATCATCAGAACCGATTACCTCGGCGGCACGATAGGCGAGTGTCGAGCGGTCAAACCGTTCTTCTTCGACTTCAGCCACTTCGGTCTCGACTTCTTCGTCGTGATGCTTTTCAAATGTGACCGTCACTGTTTCGTCAGTTTCTTGGACAGCAACAATGTGACGCTCTTGCGTCTCGGCCACTTCTTCGTTTTTAATTTCGTCAGTCATAGCAACCTCATCGGTTTCAGTTGTTTCAATCATACGCTCATCTTCGTCTTTCTTCAAGCGTTCGACAATAGCACGCGACCAAGAGAAGCCTGCGTTGCCTGACCACAAAGCCCACGCAATTCGGCCTGCGCTTGGATAACCTTTTTCGCCGGGTGAATATCCTTCGCCCTGCTTGTCAACTTCGTGGCGGCTGAAATAAGAATACATGCGCTTTACAGTATCTTCTGACAGGCTTTTGCCATTGGAAATATCACGCGCACGAGCGACGCCAACCTCAGTTCCGCCGCGTCCGTGTTCGCGTCTCCATTCGAGGCCGCGCTTTGCTTCCTCGGCCATTGCGGCTGTTGGCTTATAACTCGCCATCGTCTCCGCCTTCTACACTCGGCGCGGCTGGCAACTTATTACCAAACGGCTGGAACGCAGTCTCGATTTCGTAACGTGCGGCCAAGTCTTTCTCGCGTGCAACTTGCTCAAACACTTCTTCGGTGTCGCGTCCATTCTGACCGTGGACATCTTGCAAAGTCATAATACCGCTATTGATTGCAGCGATGTTTGCGTTGACTTCTTTCTGCGGGTCGATGGCTGGGTAGCCACGCGGACGGTAAGTCACTTGGTCGGCAAACAGGTCATACTTAGACATCGGCAACGTGACCGCGTTGTAAGTGATGGCTTGCTCAAGCCACGAGCGATAAACGTCATCGACAAAGTTCTCAATCATAAACTGCTGCAACATCTTAAAGTTGTCGCGGTCTTCCATCGTGCCTTGTCTGATGCTGCTGTAGCTAACGCCTTCCAAGTTATTAGAAAGCGACACATAGCTGACACCAAGACCAGATGCGATGCCGCGCAAGATAGCTTTCTCGAAATCTGCAAAGTCAGCACCGCCGACACCCGACGGGTCAAAACTTTCAAACGACATGCCTTCTGGCAACTGGCTGAACGTGCCGGGACTTGCGTCCATCAGTGGGGCTGCGCCGTCATAGTCGTCGCCAATAAACTCATCGCCAGACGGTGAAGTAAAAAAGCCCATCTTAGAAGCTGCGACACGAGCGTGAACCAAGCTGGCTTCCTCAAAACCGTCAAGCATTTTGAGGCGGCTTAACACGTTTGCCATCATCGGCACGCCACGGGTCTGGCCTGCACGCTCTTGGATGAAGGCGTGGATGATTTCTTCGGCTGGCACGCGGATGCGTTTGCGCGCGCTCATGTTACGGCCAAAGCCATTGGTGTGATTTGGGTTATCTTCAAACAACCAATAGGCAACGGGCTTGCCTTCTTTGGTAATCTCAACACCCATACGCACTTCGTTTCCACTCGGCGCGGTGTTGTTATAGTTCTCGTCTAAGTAGTCGGCTTCGATAAACTGCAACGAAAAGCCAAAGCGATTGCCAGCAGGGTTCTTAATCTTGCGAACCAAGACCTCGCCATCACGCGCAAGCGTTTCGATGAACAAGCGTTGGCACTGATTCCAAGTCAGGCGACCATCAATCGAGCAAGTGTCTTTGCGACCCCAAGATGACCAAGCATTTTCGACAACACGATTGCCCGGCGAGTCGAGTGAGCCGTCTGCATTACGCTTGCGAACTTGCAGGCGAACACCAGCAGAGCCGACGACATTGCTGTTCAAGATTTGGATATAACGCTTGGCATACGGGTCATTGCGCGATATTTCGCGGCAACGGTCACGCAAAATGCGTAAAGATGGGCTGATTTCGCTGTCAGCAGACAGTGATTGAGTGATAAAATCGGAGAAAAGACGGCCTGTTTCTGCGCCGTAATATGACCGCTTCATGTGTTTTGGCTTCTGTTTCGTGCGTAGAAAATCAAAAAATGCCATCGGTTAGAACCTCACCAGAATTGTTTGCCCTGTCTTTTCACCATTCTCAGCAAGCTCTTTATTAATTTCGCGCTGATATTCGGCGCGATAGCTTTCACGCGCTTCCATAAGTTCAGCAAATGAGAATTTAGTCAGGCTGCGACCATTGATGCTGTAGTTAGACACATCGCTGTCGGCTTTGCCAGACAAGATGCTTTCAATCTTCGTGACCATAATCTCGGCATGACTGCGCGGGTCTGCGCCGTTCACATCCAAGTCTTCGATTACGTCGAATGTGCCGTTGTCAACCACGATGCGGTTGCCAGAAGATGTCTCCGTGATGTCAAGCTGCCAGTGGTAATGCCCGGCGGTGTAGTTTTCGGTCACGCTGCTTGCGGCAGAAAATAAATAGTAATCGGCGTTCTCTGTCGCGGCAATCTTGAACTCAGTCGAGCCAGCGTGTGTTGACCGTGCAACTATCTCGGCAGAGTGCGTGGCGACAGGATAATCATCAACAAGGTCGGTTCGCTTCCACTGAACAAAGTCACCAACAACAAGTTTGTGCGGTTCAGTTGTTGGCGCGTTATCAGCGTCGAATAAATTAGCCACGGCATGACCCCTTAGTAAAGAACGACTGCTTCTTGTCGCGCCGTTTAACAACCTTGCTGTGTCGCCCTTTGCGTCGTATCTTTAACTTGACACGCGGTTCTGCGACCCCAAACTTCTTTGCCATCTTACATCATCTCCACGAATTTGCAAAGCCTGTGCTGGGTGGCCTACGTCTAGCCGCCCTGCGCTCCACCTTAACTTCTTCCGCAATGTCTTCTGTCTTCTGTCTGGCCTTCTGCCGAGATGCCATTGCGTTGATATTCGTGTTAAGTATAGCAGAAGCAGCGATAGCATACACCCTGCAATCGAGTGCCTCGTTTCTTGCTCGTGTCTTACGCCATTCGCGCTTCCTAAATCCTTTGTGAAAGCGTGTAACGATTTCCTCGGCGGTCAGCATCCGAAAATACTCGTCGTCTCGGTCAATCGGAAAATGGCAATACCCAGCACCCGCCTCTTGAATACGCAAACGCGAATAAACAATCTCTTTGGCCGTATCAACGCCAATCGGAAACAATTTACATTTCATATTGTTGTTTGTGCTGGGTCTGCCGATAAGTGGCTTGCCCTCGCCGCCAACACCTTTGATGGCAAAGATGCGCCGACCATAACGCGGCTTGCAGTATTTATAAACCTGTTGAGTGTGATGACCGCCTGTGTCTATTGCCATAGACTGTATCGACAATACAAATCCATCTTCTCGCTCATATGTTCTTGCAAGCAATGTGTCCAAGTCCCCCCACAGTTGCGGTGAAGACGGGTCGCCATATATTACCTCATACCCGATTGACCACGTTTCCTCGTCACGCCCAATTCCGAGGATTTCGACTTCAAGACGGTCTGATTGCACATCTGCCCCAGCAGTTAGCATCACCACACCGTTCGGGACTTTGCTGCCCCAGTCTTCTCGGCGGTCAGCAATGTCATGCTCTTGGACACGCTCACCACTTTCAGCAAAAGTTTCGCCTAAGTAAGTGTTGACCCATACGCGCAAAGTCTCTGGCAGCTTCTTAGCTTCCAAGAACTCGCGCACCGCACTTTCGATAGGTGTCCACGGTGAACATAAACCAGATAGTCGGAAGCCCGCCTTCCCGACCGATGGGTTGGTGGCGACCCATCTGCCCCTGCGTATTGCTCGGAAACGAGCCGCATCATCCCAAACTGAACCGCAGTGTTCGCAGATATAAGCAGCCGTCTCTGGCTTGTCCTTATCCCACTTTACGTTGCTCCACCGAAGCACTTGTTCTTCACCGCAGTCTTTACACGGGACATGATACTCGCGTTTATCAGTTTCTTCAAATGCTGCTTCAATGCGGCTGGCATCTTTGACCGTCGGCGTGCTGACCATTACAATCTTGCGGTTTGTGAATGTGGTCGCCCGGCGTTTCGCCAAATCAATCGGGTCGCCTTCTGTGCCAGCACTGTTCGGGAAGCGGTCAACCTCATCGCATAGAACTAGGCGAACAGGACGCGATGCAAGACTTGATGGGCTGTTTGCGCCGCACATCGTTATATGACCGCCAGCGAATTGCTTTTTCAAGATACTGTTGCCGCTGTCTCTCGCACGCGGGTCTTTAATCTTGTCAGCCAGTGTCGGGCAATCCCGAACCATAGGCGCAAGACGGTCTTTCGAAAATGTTTGTGCCATCTCAAGTGTCGGCTGCACTACCAGCATCGGGGCTGGGTCTTGAGCGACATGATAGCCAATCAGGTTAAGTATCATCTCTGTCTTGCCGACCTGCGCGCATGACATGATGGTAACTTCCTCGATGTTGTCGTCCGATATAGCATCCATAATGCCGCGTTGATATTCGGCACGGCTGGTATTCCAAGCACCATACTCGCTCGACGCTTCGCTCGACAGCACGCGATATTGGTCAGCCCATTCGCTGATGCTTAAATCGGGCGGCGGCTTTACTGCGTCCAGTGTCCGCTGGACGACAATCTTAGCCGCTTGCTTGTTCGGTATCGTTATCGTCTTCATACGTTTCCACCACGCTGTTTGACAGTTCATCCAATGCGCTGTTGACGTAATCTTTCAACAGCGACTTCGCTTCTTTCACATTGTCCGCACTAAACACATCAGGCGCAGCTTTTGCAGGCAATGCCATCATGCGCGCGCGAAACACGCTAAAGATGTTCTGATTAATTTCCGCAACCATCTCGACGGGCAGCAGCAGGCCGCGTTCTTTAGCCAGTTCAATCTCTGCCATCTCAGCTTCGGCGGCAACCTTGCGTGCGCGTGCCTCGTCATAGCTTACAACTTCGCCGCTTGTGGCAACCTGACCGATGATTGCTTTGGCCGCATCGTCGAGTTTGTAATACTTGCCACGCTTGTCGGTCTTCGCCGGGACTACATCATTGAGGCGTTTGGCTACAGCGCGCCTGTCCATATTAAACTCAACGCCTAAAGCCGATATTGTCCATAGTTTCTGCGTCATACTCATCTTGTCAAATCTCCTCGTGGTAGCCCTTAACTTTTTTGCTGTCGCTAAAATTTATCTGCGTCTCTCTT